TAAGATATGGTAAGAGATGAATTACAAAAGTTACTTCAAGAGCACGGCCTTACAGAGGCTTATACATTAGAGCTTTTAGAGGAAACTATAAAAAAAGCCAAAAATAAAGGTGATGTTACTAATTTAATGAGAGCTGTCGATAATTTGCAAGATATGCATGGTATGAAAGAGAAACACCTTGTTAAGACTGTAGAACAGATAGAAGCTACAAGTAATGTAAAATTAATAGATGAGCTTAGAGAAGAAGAAGATAAGCTTATTGCTACTAGAACTACTACTAAAGAGGAGGAGTAATGGCAAAAAAGAAGAAAGGTTATAAACTTAGTCAAAAAGACAAATCTAAGGGTAAAGTAGACATTAAGTACTATGGATAATATTAAAAAAGCATGGAAGAACTATACTGACTGGAGACAAAAGAATTATGAAGCTTCTGGTATGGGGGAAGAAGCAATACCAGGCACTGGTATAACTAAAGACATGATGATGGGCTTTGCTGGCACCGTAGGTCCCGTTAAGTTTAATAAAGGACTATTGTCTATGATAAGGCCAGCTAAATTAAAATCTCTTATAAAAGAGTATGGAGCAGATAATGTAAGAGATATGATTAGAAAAGGTATTCGAATAGGTAGAGCAGAATCAAAAGACGTACTAAGTGGAAGTACTATGGAGACAGTAGGGGATGTGACAAGAATGAAAGTTCCTGGAAGGGGGAAAGATTTAAGTTGGCTTAATCCTTTTAAAGAAATAGGCGCTCAAGGTAGATTTATTAAGAGGCCTGATATTCAGTCTAGAACATCCTTCAGTGAAGTTCCTTATGAAGTCCAAAAATGGGTTGCTAAGAATACGCCTCAATATATTAATAAATTTGGAGAATTTACACCAAAAGGCATACTGTTTATAAATAAAAGATTAGGCACTCAATTTTCTGTGAATAAAGCTAGGCATTTATCTAATAAGCGTACTGGTGGATATGGAGGCGCAGAATTTAACATTCCTGTAAAAGGTCAGGGAAATGTAACTGTAAGAGGCCCATGGTCTTCTAGGCCATCTATGGTAAGAGCAAAAACAGATATGAAAGATTTTAAAGGTTGGGGTGAGATGGGATTAGTTGAAAGATATAAAGCTCTTAAAAAGTTTGCTCCAGATATGAAAGATTATTTAAAATATGTTTTTGAAAATACAGGAAAAAGTCCGTTAGATTAATGGATTATGAAGATAAATATGAGCAATTACAAGCTCTTAAGAAGTTACGCAACAATATGGCTTTATTTGGAAAGCACTGCTTTCCTACTGCACTTAAAAAGGCTACACCTCCATTTCACAATGAAGTGTATGCAAATCTATCAGATGATGATAAACGCAGGGTTCTTATAGCAGCTCCTAGGGGTACAGCTAAATCTACAGTTACTACTCTTATATTCCCTTTATGGAAAGCGGCTTTTAAATCAACAACAGATGAACTATTCATAGTTATAGTATCAGAGTCACAGGCTCAGTCTATTAATTTCTTGTCAAGAATTAAGTATCACTTAACACATAGCGATAGATTTAAACAGGTATTTGGAGATATGGGACCTAATACTGCCAGAAGATGGACTCATACTGATATAGTTCTTAATAATGGAACTCGTATGATAGCTGTTGGTACTGGTCAAAGAGTTAGGGGTTTTATTGAAGGTGACACAAGACCTAACCTGATTATAGTAGATGACTTTGAATCAGAGTTAAATGCTTATACACCAGAGGCTAGGGCTAAAAACAGGAAATGGATGACAGAAGCTGTTATACCTTCCCTTTCTGATGAAGGGAGGATTGCCATGATTGGCACTGTAATATCAGAGGATTGCTTCTTATGTTGGGCTAAAGAGTCAAGTGCTTGGAATGTTTTATGGTTTTCCATATGGGATGATGACGAAAAGAGTATTTGGCCTGAAAGATTTCCACGAGACAGGATATTGGCCATAAAGGATGAATTTTCATCCGTAGGAAATATTAATGGATTCTATCAAGAATACATGAATATAGCCCAATCTCCTGAAGATGCACCATTCCAGCCAGATTGGATTAAAATGCATCATTATGATTATAAAAGAATAGATGGACAAAATTGTTTAATTAAGAATGAGGGGTTAGAAAATGAAAAAATCAAACCTGTGGAGTTATATACTGGGGTTGACCCTGCGAGCTCTTTGTCTGCTAGGGCTGATTATTTTGTTATCACTACTATTGGAATTGATTCGGACAATAACAAGTATATAGTAGATATATATAGAAATAGAATATCACCAGCACAGCAGCCTCAATTAATAATAGATACCTATAAAAAGTTTAAACCTAGAAGAATTAAGGTTGAAACAGTAGGTTATCAAGAGGCTTTAAGAACTGCAGTAAGAGAATTAATGAGAGAAGAGAGTTTGTATATACCAGGCCTTGAGTCTGGTGTAAAACCTAGAAATAGTAAATCAGAAAGGTTATTATCACTAGTACCATTGTTCGCAAAAGGGACTTTTTACTTTAGACCAGAAGATATTAAAGCTCAGCAAGAGTTCTTGTCATATCCAAAAGGAAAGCATGATGATATAATGGATGCTATTTGGACTGCTTTAGATGGGGCAAAACCTTGCAGAAGAAGTGAGTTAGAAAAAATATCTGATGAAGATTGGAGAAATAAAGAGAAAAGTCTTGATTGGATGACAATGTAGTGGTAAATTAGGCATATGGCATATACTAAAAAAGATGGTGAATCTAATGATAATATTGTTAATGATACGTTAGACCTGTTCGATAAGTATTCTAGCAAAAGAGACATCTGGGCGCAACACGCTAAAGAAGATAAAGAATTTAGATTAGGAAGACAATGGTCTAAAACTCAAAGAGATACTTTAGAAGCAAGAGGTCAAGCTGCTATTGTTATAAATAGAGTTCATCCAGCTGTAGAATCAGCTAAAGCTATGCTTACAGCTAATAGACCTTCATTTAGAGCTGCTCCAAGAGAAGACTCTGATAATAAAGTAGCTCAAGTAATGAGTGCTTTACTTACTTATATGTATGATATATCAGATGGAAGAACAGTAATTCGTCAAGCAGTTGATGATTACTATGTTATGGGTGTGGGTTACCTACAAGTATATCAAGACCCAATGATGGATATGGGTAAAGGTGAAGTATGCTTTCATGATGTAGACCCATTAGATGTGTATGTTGACCCTAATAGTCGACACAGGCTTTTTGATGATGCTGAAAATATAATAGTTTCTAAGCTATTTACTAAAGAACAAGCTAAAAAGCTTTGGCCTTTATACTCTAAAGCGATTGATAATGCTGCAGATAATTCTGGAAATAGGATTGATTGGGATGCTCCTGAAACTGGAAGAGAAGATGATGGTGAGGTTCAATTTCCTGAAGATGTTGGAAGGCTTGACAATCAGAATTACATAAGAGGATATGAAAGATATTACAAAGTTGATGTAACTGAATATAGAACATTTGAAAAGTTCTCTAAAAAAGAAGAACTACTAAGTGAAGATGAGTATAAGAAGTATGCAGAAAGACCAGCTTGGATGATACAAGGTCAGATAATAACAGATGAAGATACTGCTAATAAGATGTATCAACAATTATCAATGCAAAGACAGCAAATGATAGCTCAGAAGATGGAAGAATTTCTTTATCAGGGTTTCCCAGAAGATGAGTCTAAAGTAGCGGCTGAAAATGAAGTTCCTGAGATTGAACTTGATACTTTAACTTTTGAAGCTTTAATAAAACAAGGTCAAATAGATATTGTTAAAATTACTACTAAGAAAGTTAAACAATGTGTTGTAATGGGAGATAAGCATTTATATTCAAGAATACTTCCTTTAGAGCAATATCCGTTAATACCTATTATGAATGTTCATACAAGGACTCCTTACCCTGTTTCAGATGTAAGGATGATTAAAGGATTACAGGAATATATAAATAAAACACGTTCTTTGATAATAGCTCATGCTACGACAAGTACTAATACTAAGATATTAGTTCCCGAAGGGAGTGTCGACATGAAAGACTTTGAAGAAAAATGGTCACAACCAGGTGTAGCAATAGCATATGACCCAACTGATGGAGCTCCTATGCCAGTTCAACCAACACCTCTTCCAAATGAATTGTATCAAAATGAGCTAACTGCTAAGAATGATATTGACCATGCTCTTGGTTTATATGAAATGATGATGGGAAATTCGCAGGCTGCTCCTCAGACATATAAAGCTACTATATCTATAGATGAGTTTGGTCAAAGAAAGATGAAGTCTAAGCTAGCTGATATAGAAGCGGCATTAGTTAGGGTTGGTCAAGTAGCTATTCCTTTAATGCAACAATTATATACAACTCAAAAAATATTTAGAGTTGTTCAACCAAATAATTCATTGTCTGAGTATGTTATAAATAAAAGTTTAGTTGATGATAAAACAGGTGAAATTGAAATTGTAAATGATATAACTATAGGAAAATATGATGTTATAGTTGTAGCTGGCTCTACAATGCCTTCTAATAGATATGCAGAACTTGAATTTTATATGGATGCATATCAAAAAGGGATTATAGATAGACAAGAAGTTCTTAAGAAAACAGAAGTTTTCGATATGGAAGGTGTAATGCAAAGAACTGATATGATTGCTCAATTGCAAAATGCATTAAAGCAATCTCAAGAAGAGAACAAAAAACTTAAAGGTGATATGCAAACTAGAGATAGGGAAGCAGTTAACCTTAGGAAAAGAGTTGAAGTTGAGAAGTTTAAAGGAGATTTAAATCAGGTTAGTGAAAAGGCGAAAGCTGCTGGTACTATCTTTGAAAAACGACTTGATGACAACTTAGCTACCGTTAAAACGCAGATAAGAGATTCTGCAAAACAATTAAGCTCACCCTCTGGTGGTAGCAAAGGGGCAGCTAAAAGGAGAAAGAAATAATGACACAAGATAATATACAAAAAGATACCTCTCAAGGAACTACTAATGAACCTCAATACAATTCTTTAGAAGAAGCTGTATTCGGTGGTGATGGAGTAGTAAACGAGAGTTCTAACAACGATATTACAAGTGCTTTTACTAGTGGTAATGAAGGAAATACTGAAGCAGCTCCAGTAGAAACTGGACAACCTGTGATAGGTAATAACGAGAATAATCAACAACCAGTTCAAGAAAATACATCTAATGATGACACAAGGTATCAATACTGGCAGTCACAAGCAGATAAGTATAAAAATGAATTGGAACAAGTTAAGCAACAACAAGTAGCTCCAGCTCAACCTGCAGCTCCTGTTCAACCTGCTGAACCTAGAGTTGAGGAATTTCCTCCAGCTCCTCCAAAACCACAACAACCTAGAACATTCAATAGGGAAGAAGCTTATGCTGACCCTAATAGTGAAAGTGCTAGGTATTTAGACGAGTTAGAAGGATGGCGTGATAATATAAATGAATATAATTCACTTAAATCTCAATACCAAACAGCTGTTATTGAAGAGAAATTCAATAAAATGGAACAAACTAGAGTTGATGATGCTAAAAGACAACAAGCTTATCAACAACAAGCTAGTCAACAAGCTGAAGTTAAATCTCATGTTATGGGAAATTATGGTATGAATGAAGGTGAAGCTAATGATTTTATGCAAAAAATGTCAGACCCTAGCTCAATAAATGTTGATAACTTAGTTCAATTGTATAGGATGCAACAAGGAGGGGCAGCACCGCAAAATAATGCACCTGCACAGCCTTCTGCTTCTTTTCAACAAACAAAGAATGCACAGCAAGTACCATCTCCTATGGGAGTAATGCCTTCTGGACAATCTAATGTTGATAATACATCTTTTGAAGATAAAGTTATGGACAACTTGATAGGGAATTTTAATAGTAAAAACCCTTGGAAATAGTTTAATAAACCGCCCTACCCGAAGGTCTAATAAGACAGCTGAAGATGGGCAATTAAAGGATGGTAAAAAATGGCAGACGCTAGTATTTTTAGTACTAGCTTTGGCAACTCACCTCAAGGTGTATCTATTGATGATACAAGACGTAAGTTTAACTTTGGCGAAAGAGTTGCAGAGCTAGCACCACAACAAAGTCCATTCTTCGTATATTTATCGAAGGTGGCAAAAAAAGCTACTAATGACCCTGTGTTCAAATTTCTTGAACAAAGACATCAGTGGCAAAGACGTAATTTTGTAGTAACAGAAGCATTTGACCCAGCAGCAGAGGCAGTAAGTGAAGTGATGGCTGCAGGTGTAGATTTACACATTGGTCAATATGTTGATAGTTATGGTAAAATTACATCATCAACAAACCCTATATATGCTGTAGTACCAGGATGTGTACTCGCTGTAGCTAATGACGATGGAACAGTAAGACGTTTCAAAGTTTTAGAAACAGCAACAGTTGAAAACAATGCAGGTTCAGCAGCATCAAATGGGGCTTATATTAATCATGATACTACAAATGGACATACTGAAATTACAGGTGAATCATTAATACCTTTAGTTGATGCAGTAGCAACAGCAGAAGCATGGGCTGTTGGTAATAAAGGTCAAATCATTGGTAGTGCATGGATGGAAGGAACTGATAGTCCTGTTGGTTGGGAAGATAAATTATATGACAGAGAAGGATATTGTCAAATCTTCAAAACTGGTATGAATATCTTTTCTGGAACAGCTTTAGCTACAGAGTATAGAGGTATAGCTAATGAGTTTCAAAGAATCTGGCAAGATAAGTTAATGGAACATAAAATGGATATTGAACAAGCTATGTTGTTTAGTGCAGGTGCAAGTGATACTGCAACTGATGCAACAAGTGCAGGTCCTGTAAGAACCAGTTGGGGTATTTTACCTTATACTGAAACTTATGGAAAAGTCTATAATATGTCTTATGCTTCATCTGGTTATGATGCGTTTTTAGATGCAATGGAAGATTTCTTTGCTCCTGAATCTGGTAATAGTGGTAACAAACTAGTACTAGCTTCAAGAAAAGTTATTACCTATTTGAACAAATTAGGTAATGGAAGTTTTCTAAATAATTCTGTAGGCTCATCTCAATATCGTTTAGATGTTGCTACTGTTCCTGGTGCTTTTGGGCATACAGTAACTGTAGTTAATACTATATTTGGTAATCTTCATTTTGTGGCAGAACCTTTATTAAGGGGACCATGGGAAAATTACTGTGTAGCTGTCGATATGAAAAATGTATCTTATAGACCACTTGTGGGTAACGGTGTTAGTCGAGACACCTTCATTGAGACTAATGTACAAGACAACGGCGTTGATGGTAGACAAGACCAAATCATCACTGAAGCTGGCTTGGAAATTAGTGTCCCTGAAACTCACGCAATTCTTAAGTTTTCTTAAGGGAGGAGTAAATTATGGCTTTTACTAAAACTAGTGCTAATGGTAAGACAGTATATCAAGAATCATATACTTTACCAGCAAGTGCAACAATAGGCTATAGTACTGAGATAGACTTCCTTAAGTTTGACTCAAGTTTGGCTAATAAAAAAGTAGCGATTGTATTGAATGCTAGTGCTGTTTCTGGTACTAACTTAGACATATCGTTATATGGGACTTGGGAAGCTGGAGGCTCTAAGGTCACTTTAGTATCTGATACTTTAGTAACTGATATTACTGCAACAGGTAATAATGTTGATATTCTTGACTTAAATGCTTATCCTATGCCTTATTATTATATAGGGTGGACGGCTGATGCTGATGAGAGTGCAAACACTATTACTTTAACTTGTATTGTTGATGAAGACAATGTGGGGATGGTATCTGGTGACTTTGGTGGTATAGGAGCTGACCCATCATAGTGGTTAGTTTAACAATCGTAGATGGGGCTTCGGCCCCATTTACACAAATTTTAAAAGGAGAGAAATTATGGCTGCTGAAAAATTAGGTGGCAAATGGAGTAAGGGAGCAGATTTATCATTGGGTGATGCTACAATACGAGATTATACAACGGGTACTGACCTTTCTGCTAGTTTATCAAAAACAATGGGTAATTATTGTGCTTTTGATATGGATGGAGGAACAGATGCTGATTATACAGAACCTTTTGATTTTCCTATTTTAGGAGACTTTATGGTAATAGTTAATGCGACAGGTTTAAATTTAGGTGCTGCAACTACAATGGATGTTAGTGTTCAAGGTTCTGCAGACGGAGATAATTGGGTTGATTTACATACAGATATTTTAGATGGAGTAGCTATTGATGATGTAATGGCAACTGCTGTATATGATGCTGATGCAAAAGGTATTATGCCTTATATGAGACTTGAATTAACAGCTGCGTCTAATGCTAGAACAGAATCAATACTACTTCAGATTGACCCATTGCATAAAGCTATATAATGGCTAAGAAATTAGCTAATAGATTTTCAACTAGTATAGGTAATCCTTGGCATGGTACCAAGATAGATACTAGAAGAAAGTTAAATTTAAAGAATAAGAAAAAAGGTAAATAATGGCACAAGGTGGAAACTTAGGACAAAGAATTACAGACTTAATAGGAGCTATATATAGTACTGATGTTGATTACGAAGGTGATTTAATTAATGCTGCTATAAATGAAATAGCAGATATGCTTCCTATTGAAGTGCTTGCCAAATATTCCAAGACTCCTGGAGTCCTTACTTCTGCATCTGAATGGCTTACTGAAGGTCGTAAAATACTAAAGGTTACAAGAGTAGATGCTAACAGCGGTGGTATTGAAAGAGAGTGTTTAGGTGTTGATAGAAGAGGATTTGCGGTAGCAGGAGACAGTGGTAGTATATATGAAGCTACTGCTTATAGTCCTATCTTTCATCACGATACAGCTAATGATGGAGCGTCTACACTTAAGGTTTTACCTGTACCTACTTCTGACCAACAAGCAAAAATTTGGTATTTTACATATGTTACATCTACAGCGCCTGATAGTGATATAACGGATTTAACAGAAGCTACTTTAAATACTACAGTATATTTGCCAAATAACTTAATACATGCTATATCTTTAAAGAGCAGTGTTAATATACTTAAAGCTTATATAAGCAATCAAGTTCAAGATGAAGAAGATATAGAGCTTATGCAAATGATAACTAGTCAAATGCAATTATTAGAGAAAGATTTTATGACTGAAATGCAAAGATATACAGGTCAGAAGAAACCAGAAGGAGAATAATGACAGCTAAGCAAATGATAGAGTTAATACAACAACATCATCCTCATATAGGTGAAACAGAAGCTTTATTATTACTTAACGAAGCTAAAGATGAATTCTGTGAAAATACACAAATAAGCAAAACTCTTAGTGCTGGATTAACAACAACTGCAGGTCAATTGTTATACGATATAGCTTTAGGTCCTGATTCTGGAAGCGCAGGTATTTTAAAAATAAATAAAGTATGGATAGGAGATGCTGGTGGAACTTCTGGAATATTAACTAAAAGGCTTCAAGGAACACTTAAATTAAAGGATATAACA